GGTGGATTAGATTTAGTATCTAGTTCTCATGCATTATTTAGAACTCCAGGTGCAGCTACTAAATTACAAAACTTTGAATCATCTACAACAGGTGGTTATAGAAGAATAAGTGGTTATACAAAATTTGGTGGTGGTAGTGCAGTAGTTCCATCAGGAACATCAACAGATGTAATTCATGGAATAAAAAATTATAATGATGGAGTATTAGTTGCACAAGATGATGACTTATATTGGAGCAGTACTGGTACATCTTATGTTCAAATAAATAAAGATACCTTTACTAATCTTTCAGGAACAGTAAGTATAACATCAGGTTCAGCTACTGTTACAGGAACAGCAACATCTTTTACTACAGCTTTAGAAGTTAATGATGTAATTAAAATTGATAGTAATTATTATCATGTATTATCTATACAAAGTGATACATCTTTAACTATTGATATAAATGCTAAAACAACAGGAAGTGGTTTAACAATAAGTAAAAGTGGAATAGCTTCAGGTTCTTTAGCTGCTGCTACAACAATAGTTAGAACTAATCAATCTAATGTACAGTTTGTAAATTTTGAATCAGAAGGTAATGCAGGTTCTATATATTTTGTTGATGGCGTAAATAAAATAGCTGAATTTCAAATAGATTCTAATGGTTATCATTTTTTAGAATTAGATAGAGCAGCTCCAACTAAATGTAAATTTATAGAAAAATTTGCAGAAAGATTAGTAGTTGCTGGAGATTCAACAGCACCTAGTGTAGTTTATTATAGTACTAGATTAAAACCTTGGGATTTTGAAGGTTCTTCTGCTGGTTCTATAGATGTAGGTGATGTTATTACAGGTATTAAAGTATTTAGAAACTCACTTATTATATTCTGTAAAAATAGTATATATGAGTTGACAAACCTTGATTCTACTCCTATAATTAAATCAGTAACTAAAAATATAGGTTGTGTAAATGGCAACTCAATTCAAGAGATAGGTGGAGATTTAATTTTTCTAGCACCTGATGGATTAAGAACAGTTGCTGGTACAGCTAGAATTGATGACGTAGAATTAGGTTCTATTAGTAGAAAAATTTTACCAGTTATAAATAATTTATTAAATAACATTGGTAGTTTTACTTTATCAAGTATTGTTATTAGAGAAAGAAGTCAATACAGATTATTTTATTATCAATCAGGTCAAGCAGATAGTGGACAAAAAGGATTGATAGGAACATTTAAATATAGTGCAGAAGGTATTCCTGCTTTTGAATGGAGTGAAACAAAAGGTTTACCTGTTAAATTTTGTACATCAGATTTAAATAGTTCAGGCACAGAAAAAATATTTCATGCTGATGAATCAGGTTTTGTATTTGAACATGATACTGGTAATAGTTTTGATGGTTCAAATGTAGAAGCAGAATTTCAAACACCTGATATGGATTATGGTGATAATGGTTTAAGAAAAAGTTTATATGCTATTAAAGCAAATATTGAACCTGAAGGAATACAAAACGATTTAAAATTAAGAATTAGATACGACTTTGAAAACTCTGAAGTACCACAACCAGGAAATTTTAATGTTGGTAATTTAAGTTCAGCAGCTCTATTTGGTTCAGCTACTTTTGGAACAGTAATTTTTGGAGCAACATCTTTACCAAGTAAAAGAGTATTAGTAACAGGAAGTGGTTTTTCTAATAACTTTAAATTTTTTAGTAATGATACAAATGCACCTTACTCAGTTAACGGAATGTTTGTTTCATTTATAGCAGGAGGAAGAAGATAATATGGCAGGATATACTAGACAAAGTTCTATTAATGATGGCGATACAATATCAGCGTCATTATTTAATAATGAATACAATCAACTATTAGCAGCATTTAATAATACAACTGGACACAAACATGATGGTACTGCAGCCGAAGGTCCAGTAATTGGTTTAATAGGAGATGCAGGATTAACTGCACCTTTAAATAAAATTTTAATTGATACAACAAATGACCATATTGAATTTTATGTTGATGTATCAGGAACAGCTACTCAACAATTTAGATTAGAAGATGGAGCAATTGTTCCAATTACAGATAATGATATTGACCTAGGAACAAGCTCAGTTGAATTTAAAGATGCATACTTTGATGGTAATGTAACTTTAGATGGTTTAGTTATTGGTTCAGCTACAGCAATTACAGATGTAGATACAGATTTAAGTTCAGTTTCAGCTAGTGATGATACAGTAGCTAGTGCTAAAGCAATTAAAACATATGTTGATGCACAAGTAACAGCTAGTGATTTAGATTTTTCAGGTGATAGTGGTGGTTCTCAATCTATTGATTTAGATTCACAATCATTAACATTAACTGGTGGAACTGGTATTGATACTACAGGTTCTGCACAAACAATGACATTTGCAATTGATTCTACAGTTGCAACATTAACAGGTTCTCAAACATTAACAAATAAAGTTATTGATGTAGATAATAATACAGTATCTAATATTGAAGTTGATAATTTAAAATCAGGAGTTTTAGATACAGATATAACTTCAGTATCAAGTTCAGATGATACACTTGCTTCTGCAAAAGCTATTAAGACTTATGTAGATGCTCAAGTTGCAACAGTACCTACAGGAGATATTACTTCAGTAGTTGCTGGTACTGGTATGACAGGTGGTGGAACATCAGGAGATGTAACATTAAATGTTATAGGTGGTACAGGTATTGATGCTAATGCAAATGATATTGCAATTGACTCTACAGTTACTACACTTACAGGTTCACAAACTTTAACAAATAAAACTTTAACAAGTCCTACTCTAACAAGTCCAGTTTTAAATACTGCTATTAGTGGTACAGCATTTTTAGATGAAGATAATATGTCATCTGATGCTGCTGATAAAGTTGCTTCTCAACAATCTATTAAAGCATATGTTGATACTCAAGTAGCTACTATACCTACTGGAGATATTACAGAAGTAACAGCAGGAACAGGATTATCAGGAGGAGGAACTTCAGGAGCTGTATCTTTAGCTATTGATTCAACAGTAGCAACTTTAACTGGTTCTCAAACTTTAACAAATAAAGCAATTGACTCAGATAATAATACAATTACTAATATAGTTAATGCTGACATTAAAGCAGCAGCAGCTATAGATGCTACTAAAATAGCAGATGGTAGTGTAACAAGTACAGAATTTCAATTTATTAATAGTTTATCATCTAATGCTCAAACACAGATAGATGCTAAACAAGCAACTATTGATTCATCTAATAGATTAAATGCTAATCTAATACATGATGGTTCAGTAGATAATACAGAATTTGGTTTCTTAGATGGAGTAACTTCAGCTATTCAAACTCAAATAGACACAGCTAATACTAATATTAGTGGAAAAGCTAGTAATGGTTTTGCAGTAGCAATGGCTATTGCTTTATAATCTGTGTTGACAATATAACAAAAAAAAGGTATAATTAGGATAATCTATGGCACAAGATTTTGAAAGAACTTTAAATAGAAACATATCAAACAATGCTGGTTCACCTACTGAGCTAAGAAGTGCAGCTAACTCTGATGATGCAATTATTGGAATTAGATGTTCAAACACTTCAGGTAGCTCTGTGAATGTTACTGTCTATGTAAAAAATGGTAGTGATAATACACATATAATTAAAGATGCACCTATCCCTTCAGGTGGTTCATTAGAATTAATTGATGGTGGTTCAAAAGTTGTATTACAATCAGGTGATTCAGTTGAGGCAGTAGCTTCTGCAGCTTCTTCTATTGATATTATAACAAGTGTTGTAGATACTATCTCAGCATAATTTAAGGAAATTAATACATGGCATATGTTGGTAAGAAACCTGCAGATTCAGCTTTAACAGCAAATGACTTAGCAAATGGTATTGTCTCAGCAGACAAACTTGCTAGTAATGCTGTAACTACAGTTAAAGTAAATGCAGATGCTGTTACAAAAGATAAGACAGAATTTATTTCAGATGGTACAGCAGGTTTAGAAATTAAAGGTGATGGTTCTAGTGTTGATGGTTACATTCAATTAAACTGTCATGTTAATACTCATGGTGTAAAAATTAAAGCACCACCTCATTCTGCTGCACAATCTTATACATTAACTTTACCATCAAGTATTACTAATGATTATTTTTTAAAAACAGATGGTTCAGGTAATTTATCTTTTGCAGAAGTACCTCAACCTACTACACCAACTGTAGCAGATGTATCTCAAACGATTGCACCAGCTACAGCAACAACAATAAATATTACAGGAACAAATTTTTTAGGCATACCAAGAGTAGAGTTTATAAAAACAGATGGAGCAGTTACAACAGCGAATACAGTTAGCTTAACTAATTCTACAACATTATCTGTAAATGTAACTTTAGCAGCAGGTAATTATTATGTTAGAATTGAGTTAGAAAATGGTAGAGCAGCAAGAAGCACTAATGCAATTATAACTGCAAGTACATCTCCTACATGGTCAACATCAGCAGGTTCTTTAGGTTCAGTTGCAGGAAATTTTTCAGGAACAGTTACTACAGTTGCAGCATCTTCTGATTCAGCAATTACTTATTCTGAAACTACATCTGTATTAACAAATGCATCACAAGCTAATTGTACATTAGATGCAAGTACAGGTGTTATAGCAACAACAGATTTTGGTGGTAGTTCAACAACTGCTACAACATACACATTTACTTTAAGAGCAACAGATGCAGAAGGTCAAACAGCAGATAGAGAGTTTAGTTTAACTTCTAGCTTCGGTTCAACAGGAGGAGCATTATTTAACTAATGAGTGCATCATATTTATCAAAATCAGTAACACCATCTACAGCTACTTCATGGACAGTATCTTTTTGGTTTAAACTTACAAATATAAATCCATCAAGTGGAACACCTTACCTTTGGAGTTGTGGCTCAACAAGTGGTGGAGGACATGGCATTTATTATAATAATGGTACAGATGTATTAAGATATTATGGTCATTCAGGATATACTGATGCTGCATTAAGTTCAGGTGCATTAAGAGATACTTCGGCTTGGTACCATTGCGTTTTAAGTGTAAACGCAGGAACAGGAACAAGTTATATTAATGGAGTTCAACAAGGTTCAACTATTTCAAGTATGGCTCCTTTAAATGCACATACTGGAAATTTAATGGCAGTAAATGCTTATGTAGGTGGTTTAAGTACTTATGATGATAGTGGAGTTTATATGTCTCATTTTCACTTCATTGACGGAACAGCTTATCCTGCTTCTACTTTTGGTTCAACAGACAGTACAACTGGCGAATGGAAAATTAAAACAGACCCTACTGTAACTTATGGCACAAATGGTTTCTTTTTATTTAAAGACAATGCTTCAGTAAACGACCAATCAGGTAATAGTAATAATTTTACATCTAGTGGAACAATTACACAAACAGAAGATAATCCTAGTAATAGCTTTGCTACTTTAAATCCTTTAAATAATTATTATCCTGAAGCAACATTTAGTAATGGGAATAATAAAATTACAACAAAAGAATCAGCACCAGTAATGGCAACCATAGGAGCATCAAGTGGTAAATATTATTGGGAAGTAAAAGTAAACGCTTTAGCAAGTAATTATGGAACTATTGGAATTGTTGGAACACAAGCAACAGCATCTACTCAATTTATAACATCAAATGCTAATGAGTATATGTATTATTCGCCAGGTAGTTTGAACTATAATGGTGGAAGTGTAAGTTCAGGTTATGCTTCTTATACTGCTGGAGATATTATTGGTGTAGCAATGGATTTAGATAATAATAGATTATTTTTTAGTAAAAATGGTACTTTTCAAAATTCAGCAGACCCCACATCAAGCACAGGTGCTTATACAATAACTGCACCAGCTTCTACATCACTTGGTTTGTACTCTCCAGCAATAGGTTATTGGGATGATAATGATGCTGCAAATGGAACTTATGAGGTAAACTTTGGCAACGGATTTTTTGGAACAACAGCAATATCTTCTGAAGGAACTAATGCATCAGGTAATGGTAAATTTGAGTATGATGTACCAACAGGATATACTGCTCTATCAACAAAAGGATTAAATTTAT